TTTGGCGCGTGGGGGCTGCCGAACTTCCCCATACCGCCGCTCTCCTGGGAGCCGGAAGTTCCATCTGCTCTGCAGCCTGCCCGGCGGTCTCCGGCAGAATCTGCCTTCTTCATCCCCTTCGTCACGGCCCCGCCCTCCGTACCGATCCTGTCCTTCCTGCCCTCCTACCCAGACCGGATCCTGGTGCGCATCCCTGTCCCGGATTTCGGTCAGGTCACCTTTATCCTGGTCCAACCCGTCCTGCCCGCACATCTGGAGAGCACGATCGCGCCGGCTATCGTGCTGGATGATTCAGTTGCCCATGCCGTTTCGCTGCCAGGCGTCGCGGCTCGGGCCGTGGTGCTGGATGATTCAGCCGCCCGGGCGGTTCAGATCGACGGATCCGAGGCGCCCGCCGTGACGTTGGATGGAGAGCCCCAATCCGGGGAGAGCTGAGAGGAGAGGATCATGAGCCATTTCGTACTCGAGAGCAGCATCCGCTTTTCGGTGACCATCAAGGACTTCGGCGGCATCCTGATCGATCCCACGGGTCTGGTTCTGCGTCTGCGGCCGCCGGTGGGTCCGGAGATCGTCTACACCTACCCGACCAGTCCGCAGTTGATCAAGGACTCGGTGGGCACTTACCACGCCGACCACATCGTGAAGGAGGGGGCGGGGGAGTGGAAGTGGAAGTGGGTCTCGACCGGGACCGGCGCCGGGGCGCACGGGGGGATCGTGCGGGTAGAGCCGGATTAGGGGGAGGGGGTCGAGCTCCGCCGCGCCCGCAGCCAGGACTTGAAGCGGATCCACTTGAGGCGGAGGGAAAAGGGGAGGGCGGTCATTTTGTCCCCTCTTGGTCGGTGTGGATCCTCTTTGCAAATTTCCGAAGCCATCCGGCTCGTGCCCGCATGACCTCTTCGTGGGTTGCATCGCGTGGGTTATCCAAGTCGTTGGCGATCAGCCCCAGTAGCAGAACTGCTTCAGATCCTCGAATTGGTCTATCGCCTCGAGCCTGGCTTCGAGGGCGAATCTCCTAGACCGGTCACGACTTCGCCAGAAACCAAAAGACCATCCTGCATAGGGATTGCTCCCCTTGGGATAGGGGTTCTCGGCATCGGTTGAGGTTGTATGCATGCCAATGACCTGGCCCTCATCGAAGGCGTCCTTCCACTCAGCCTTGGCTTCGAGGGCGGCGACCTCTGGAATCCAACGTAGCTTGACTAATTCTAGTGATACCTCATCAACTCCATCGGCTTCCAACCGCGAGACAAATTCGATCATCACATCACTCAGCTCCCGGTTTTCGCTCATTGGGTCACCTCCTCCACCGTGTCCGCGGCCACACTCAGGGCCGGATCGGCCCATCCCTTGGGCAGCTTGACCCCGGAGGTCCTCGCCACGCCCTGCAGGTGCTTGACCAGGGCCTTGCCGCCCTGGTCCCTCAGAGCCCACTGGCTGTACAGCTCCACCCACGCCCGGCCCAGGTAGCGCCGGGCGGCGGCCAGGCGGGTGGCTTTCCGGGCGCGAGGATTGTCGTCCGGGAAGAGCTCCGTCCGCCGTCCGGGCGGCCCTTCGTCGCGGGCGAGCAGCCGCAGGAGGCGCTCGACCAGGGTCCAGTCCTTGAAGCCGGCGAAGAGCGCGGCGAAGTGCGGGGCCGCTGCCTGCTGCACCCGTTCGATCTCGGCCTCCCGCCGGCGTTGTTCCTCATCCTCCTTCTTCCAATCGACCGGCGCCTCCCGGCGCTTCTTGGCCTGGACCGCCTGCTTGCCGACGAGCACCACCTGGACGAACGGTGAGCCCGTGTGATCGTGTTCGGTGTAGCCGGGGCTGCTCGAGACGGCCAGGCGCAGGTCCGTGAGCTGGTGGACCCCGAGCGCCTTGCGAATCTTCGTGCCGACAGGGTCACTGGAATAGTCGCTAGCGGCCTTGGGCCCGTCGGCCTTCCGGTCGTAACGGGCGATGCCCTTGAGCGCCTTCTTCCGCTGCACCCGGGCCAGGTCCTGGGCGATCCAGGCCCGTTTCTTCACCGTCCAGCAGGGGTCGAAGCTGCAGTAGTGCATGCCGCCCACCTCGGCGTGGAAGGGGCAGGCGGTGCAGGCCGGCGGACTCAGCAGATGGCGCACCCGCTCGACAGCCTCCTCCGGGATGTGGCTGGCCAGCGCCATGCCCTCCGGCGCCTCCAGCCAGGCGAGCACGCCCACGCCGGCCACGCCGGCCCGCTTCCGATCGCCCTCGAAGAGATCCGCCAGCGCCTCCGCCAGCTCCTCCTTCCGGACCTCGGCGCCGGGCTCGCCTGTCCTGGCCGACAGGCCAGGGAAGGGCTGATCCAGCTTCCACCAGCCCCGGCCGGCTCGGCCGTCGTCCCAGGGATCGGCGATCTTGCGGGAGAGCTGGTCCATGCGGGAGCGGATCTCCCCAGTGATCTTCTCCGGATCCAGATCGTCTGAGGCGGCCAGGACATCGGCGAGCTCCGCAGCCTTGCCTGCGTCGATCCGGGCGACAGGCGCGATCTGCCGGGCAGTGCGCTCCGGAAGCCGGCCGGCATGGACATGGGCCTGCACCGCCTCGGGCAATCTCAGGAGACGCAGCTTGGAGCGGATGGTCGAGGCCTCCAGGCCCCACAGCGCGGCGACCTCGTCCGTCGTGGCCCCGAAATCCCGCTGGTAGGCGAACATGGCCCGGGCCTCCTCGATCGGGGATAAGTCCGAGCGGTCCCGGTTCTCCCGGATGGCGAGCTCCGCCATCTGGCGATCGGTGAGCTCGCGGACCTCGACCGGCATGCTCTCCCGGCCCAGCCACTCATGCGCCGCCAGGCGGGTATGGCCGAAGGCGAGCTGCACGTGGCCGGGGAGGCCCGGGGAAGGCCTCCCGATCGGGATCTGCAGCAGGCCTTCGCTGGAGATGGAGTTGCCCACCCGCTGGACGGTCTCGGGCTCTTCCTCGGTGCGGGTCTGCCAGGGATTGGGGTGGATCTTCGAGAGCGGGACGTTCTGAAGGGTCATGGGTCCTCCGGGGGCTGCTCGAGTGTGGCAATGGCCACGTCCTGGATGAGGCGGATGATGTTCCGATACTGCTCTTCGGTCGGGTGCTCGCCGGCCCAACCGAGCGCACTGGTGGCATAGCTCTGGATCCGGAACAGGCCGCCCCGCGAGGCGTCCAGGCGCTGCTGCAATTCGGTGAGATCCTGCGAGTGGAGGATCAGGCGCTCTGGCCGATCTGGATACGTCAGCGGCCCTTCCCGGAGCAGACTCACGTGGCAGTCGCCGATCCTCCAGCCGGCCAGGGTGCACGCATCCTGGGCCGAAGGCGCCTCCAGATAACGGAAGGCATCCGTGGGGCGGTGGCGAATTCGGTAGAGGGGCAAGGGCTTACTCGACCATCGGATCGATCGGGATGATCCGGCATCGTCCCGGCCCGCGATCGCTGGGAAGACACTGCCCCCACGCAGGCAGCGGCCGGATGTCGCGCACCGACCGGATGAGGCGTCGGGCCCGCTTCCAGTCCTCGTCGCGGACCACGCGGTCCACCTCGACGACATCCAACCTGCCCAGCAGCACCAGGGCGTTCATCCGGGTGATCAGATGGTGGCCTTCCGGATCGGCCGGCAGGCGAGGGCTGCGGGACTCATTCATAGGCGTCTCCATGCGCACACTATACAATCGATTTGATACCGTGTCAACTTACACGGTATATACTGCGCTTGACAATTCCCCAGGAAGCCTGTAGGATGGCGCCATGAGAGGAGGCCCAGTGATCAGCATGCCACCCGGGATCCTGCGTTTGCGGGTCCCAGAGCTGCTCGAAGAGCGAGGCTGGACCGCTTCCGATCTGATGCGGAAGTCGGGCCTGTCCTGGCCTACGGCTCAGGGTCTGGCGCGCGGCAAGCCGATGAATGTGACGCTGGATACGCTGAATCGCCTGGTGGATGTCTTCCAGGTGGAGGTCAGCGACCTGGTCGTCACCTCGCCGGATGGAGCCGAGAGCAGCTAGGGGACGAGAAAATCCCCCGCCTTGTGCCGGCGAGGGATTTCCCGGGCCGCTCCACGATCACGGCCGCTGCCCGCACTCGGATTGAGAGTCCTGGCGGGTGCACCACAGCCCCGGGGGCTGGAGATGCCAAATCAACCGGGGAGGAAAGCTATGTCATCCGAGAAAGAACTCCTGCGCATCGTGAGCGATCAGTCGGCCGATCCGGCCACCCGAACATTCGCCGCGCAGCTGGTCCAGGAGCTGCTGCTGCGTCGCATCGCGGTCGATCTCCGCACGCTCGTCGCCGTCTTAATGCTCCCGATCGGCTTCGTGCTGCTACTGCTGGCGTTCAGCGCCATCGCGTTCCTGGCGCTACTGGTCTGGACGTTCTTGCTGTAGCCAGAACCTTAACAATCAGTAGTATCGCAATAAGGGGTGCCTGAGGGGCTTCGAACCCCCAGCCTCCTCATCCGGGACCAAGCCCCATGAGGACTGCCACCGGGAAGTGGCCGTCCAGGTCTTCGGGCTGGATCGCCTGGGTGTAGCGCTCGACCATCGCGAGTGAGCGCCAGCGGCCGGCCACCTGCACGATGCGGGTCGGTGCACCGGACCGCAGTGCGAGCGTGGCGAAGGTCCTCCGGAAGTCATGGGGTGAGATCGGGCCGATGCCGGCCTCCCTCCCCAGGGTCCGCAGGATGAGCTGCAGCCCGTGGCGGGTGAGGTGCTTCCCGGGCGTGAGCCCTCCCACGGAAACGAAAAAAGCTCCCTCGCCGGACGCGGCAACCTGCGGCCGGACCGCCAGCCAGCGCTCCAGGATCGCCTGGGTGTAGTGACTGAACACGCCCCGCTCCCACCGCCTGCCCTTGGTCAGTGCCTGAAAGCTCCTTCGCTCGATCTCCACATGCTCGAGCTCCAGCCGGCAGATCTCCGACGACCGCAGACCGGTGTCCAGGAGCAATGAGACCAGCGCCAGATCCCGGATGCCCTTCAGCCTCGAGCTGTCGATCGACTCGAGCAGCGCCGCGGCCTGGCGAATCGAGAGTGTCCGGCCAGGGCGCAGCGGCCGGCGGGGCAGCGGAACCTGGTGCGCCGGCGAGCGGGCCGGACCCACGGCCCAGCCGAAGAAAGACCGCAGCGCGGTCAGGGCGACGTGGCGAGTTGAAGGGCCCCAGCTCGGGTGACCCTCCAGCCACTGCCGTAGATCCGCCGCGGTGACGTCCGCCGGGTCCCGGATCCCCCGGGCGCCAAGCCATCGGGCCGCCTCGGTCAGATTGCGGCGGTACTTCTCCTCCGTCTCCGGCGACCAGATCGCCCGTTTCTCCTCCAGAAATTCCTGAAGCCTCCTGCTGAGCATGTGCTTGTCCTCCCTCGAGAGGGCGTGAACCGCCCTGCGGGAGCCTGGGGCAACCATCGAGTTAATCCCTCCACTCGAACGGTTCCCTGCGGGCGCTCGCGCTCTCTCGAGGGGCGATGAGACAGGGCTCATTGTCCCTTCCTCCTTGGAAGAGGGCGCCGGCCACTGACCGGCGCCCTCACACTACAAGGTAGCGTGCCTTTGGCGTTCTGTCACAGACCTGCACGAGGTGTGCCATGGCAGCCGGCCGGCCCCGAGGCGTGCCCTACTCCCTGCGTAACGGATTGGAGGATGTTCTGGCGGTGAATGCGCGCATGCGGCTGATGCTGGCCGAGACGATCACCATCGCCCAGGCGGCGCTGCGGGCGTCCGAGGCCCAGGCGGAGCTCTTGGGACAGATCCGCAATGGGTCCTATGACCCGGATCAACCGGCCGCGCCGAGGTTGCCCTGATGCCGAGCTATACGTCGCTCACCGGGTATCGGGAGAGCGTGATCTCTGGCAGCGCCTCGAGCCAGCGCAACCGGATCCTGGCCTGCCTGTTCGAGTCGGCGGTGCCGCTCTCTCGCCAGCAGATCGCCAAGCTGACCGGGATCCCGCTGAATGCGGTCTGCGGGCGGGCCAATGACCTGCTCGGCCGGGGCAAGGCGGCGAATCGGCAGGCGGTGGTCAAGGTGGCCTACGAGCGGAAGCATCCGGCGACAAACGCCAGTCGGGAGTATCTGGAACCGATCTGGCCCCAGCCGAAGATGAGGCAGATCAGTTTCATGCCGGAGCTGGCGAGGACCGAGTCGTGATCCAGTGAGCAACTGCCGATCGTGCGGCGCGGAGATCATGTGGGTGAGTATGAAGGGGAGTGGCAAGGCGATGCCGCTCAACAAGCCTCCCGAAAAGCGGGTTGTGGTTACGGGTTACGGTCTCCCGCGAGGGGAGCCGTTCGCCGAGGTCTTAGACACCTACATCAGCCACTTCGCCACCTGCCCCAATGCCGATGAGCACAGGGGAAAACCAGTGTGAGCAACGCTCGCAAGAAGCGCAGGATCCGAGGATTGATCGCCCGAGGAGTGATCCGGCCCCAGGAACCGCGGGCCATCCAGAACCGTCCATCCGACCGAAGTCGGCCCGGGATCTTGAGTCTACTCACGGCCATCTTCTGCCGCCGTCCGCCGGCGCCCCGACCTCCAGGATCTGGGTTGAAGCCACACCAGCGGCCCAGAGCCCGCTTCCGGCAAATTCGCCATGGAACGACCCGGGTGCTGCGCCGCATGTTTCGGACCAAAGGCCATGTCTAGATGGGTGTCCTGAAATCCTGCGAAGGGCCGGGGTGTCACCGCGTGATGGTCGTGAGGCCCAGCCTGCTCCGGCGCAAGCGGTACTGCAGCAAGGCCTGCGCCCGCCGCGCCTGGAAGGGACAGCGGCGCTTGCCGGCGACGGAATTCCGGCCGGGAAATAGGCTGCAGAGCTGGGTGCCGGTCGGCACGGAGCGTGTGCGCAAAGGTTACGTCGAGATTAAGGTGGCCGAGCCCAATGTCTGGCGCCGGCGCGGCCATCTGGCCTGGGAAAGGGCGCATCGCCGGCCACTGCCCTCGGGCTGGGTGATCCGCCGCCAGGATGGAGACATGGCCAACGACGACCCGTCGAATCTGGATGCGATCTCCCGGGCCGAGAACTTTCGCCGGCAGCGGCTTGCTCCCGCTGTCGAGCGGCGCCGGCTCAGCCGGCTCCGGGCCGCCAGCCACAGGCGGTGGGAACGATGGCGGAAACAGGTCACTCTGGGAGGACAAATCCGTCTCCCGCATGGAGGTTGACCAGGGATGATCTTCGGCTTCACGATCCTGCTGATGCTGTGGCTGATCTGCAAGCTGCCGGTGTGCGCCCATGCCGAAACAGATAACGATCGGCCCCTCTAGCCTTCCCGATGCCGGGAAGCAAACCGCCCCATCCTGGATGGACCCCCACCTGGTGGAGCTCAAACGCTACGCCGGGTCAGGCAAGACCTTGAAGCCGCTCTGCCTGGGGGTCCTGCCGGATGGGAAGCTCTGCGTGAATGACGCCCAGGGCCGATCCGACTACTGCGCCTCATGTTCCGAAGCAAAGGCCACCGATGACCCTGAAAGATGACCTCGTCGGTTCCTTCGTGAGCGTGCCCGAGACGATGGGGCAGCTGCTCGCCATGATTAGGGACTTCGAGACTCACCATCCTCAGTTCGCGCTGTCGGCCGATGGGCAAGACCTTCGGCTTAGGGTGATTGGCAAGTTGGAGGCGCTCTTTGTCGCCGCGGCAAGGAGGTATTTCAGATCCATACCCTATGTAGACTACCTCGCTACCGAGCATTGGAGCCGGCAACGTCGCGAGGCTCTCCAAAGAGCCGGTTACCGTTGCCAGATTTGCAATGGCTCGGGCGTCCTTGACGTTCACCACAGGACGTACGAACACCTCGGCGATCTGGACGAAGAGGCCAGCGACCTGATCGTTTTATGCCGCCCCTGCCATGGGTTATTTCATGGGAGGGAAGTTTGAGCATCCGAGTCATGACCGCGGTCTGGGACCGATCGAAACAGACCGGCACCGCCCTGCTCATCCTGCTGGCCTTGGCCGATTTCACCAATGACGACGGCTACTGCTGGCCCTCCATCGACACGCTTGCGCACAAGGCGCGCTGCTCAAGGCGTCACGTCCAGCGGCTGCTGAAGGACATAAGCCATGGCGAGGGTAAAGAGGTTGAGATCCGGGAGAATGCGGGCCCGAATGGTGTCCATCTCTATCGAATCACCCTACCTGTAGCCCCACGGCGCCCCCTAGACGCCACAACTGTCGAAAGGGGCGACATCCTGTCACCTGGAGTGACCTCTGAGGCATCAGAGGGTGACATCCTGGCAGGGGGGGGTGACATTCAGAGTCCTCAAATGTCACCCAAACCGTCATTAACCATCAAAGGAAGCGTCACAGAACCGTCAGGAGGGACGTCGCCGACGACGGCCCCCTTCGTTCGCGAGGGTGAACATCTGTTCGCCTCGCTGGTCAAGGCCTGGGAAGACAGCTGCGGGCCAATCACGGCTGGCATCGCCGAGGACCTGGCGGACCTGGCGGAAGAGGCCGGGCGGCATGCGAGCGCCCTGCCATCCGGCGCCGCCGGCGAGGACCTACCGGGTGAAGCCTGGGTGATCGCTGCTATTGGTGAGGCGCGTCGATCCTCCGACGGACGCCGGCCCAACGTGCGATTTGTCCAGAGCATCCTGGACCGCTGGCGGGTGGATGGTTTTCAGGCGCCGCGGCCGCTGTCGCGACCTGCGCGCCCGGAACGTCCATCCGCCGTGGATGCCTGGCTGGAGGAGAAACAGCATGGCCAGTGAACAGGCCCTGACCGAAGCCTTGCGCTTCCTCGAGGCCGCCTATCCTCAGGCGCCGCTGTCGACGAAGAGTATCCAGGTCTATGCCGAGCTGCTGCAGCCGTTACCGGACGAGATCTTGCAGGCGGCGATCCGAGCCGTGGCGGTCGAGCGCCGATGGTTCCCGGCGGTGAGTGACATCCTGAAGGCGGCCCGTGCGCTCTCGCCGGCGACGTCCTCCGATCCAGGACAGCTGGTGAGGCTATGGTACGAGGAGTGCCTGGCCAGCCCGGCCGGCACGCCGATTAACCGGCAAGCATTCCTGGAGGCCGCGGAGTGGCTGGAGGCGATGCACCGCCCGGCGGCGGGGGCCTACGCTCGGGAGCTGCTGCGGCGGATCGACCTCCTCGAGGATCCGGAGGCGGAGGGGGCGCACCGTCAGGCGCTGTGGGGGTCATGGATCCAGGCGGGCTGGGTGGAGGCGGCGGAGGGACCCAAACCACCATGACCGTGTCCGCGGAGGCCATCGCTAATTACGAGGTCAGGGCCCAGGACGAGGTGGCGGCGTGGCTGCCTGTGGCCATGGCCTTCCCCAATTGGACTGCGCACCTGGGCTGGGCCGGTGGGGCGCTGCTCTTCCGGGACCGCTCCTGGAGCGGCCTCGAGCGTTTGCACCTGGTGGCCTACGACGAGCGGGGACGGGAGCACCTGGTCCGGGATCTGACGCCGGTCGCCGAGCAGCTCGCGGAAGGCGGCCTGGTGGCCATCGAGCGATACCGGACCGGTGAGAACTGGCACGGATGGATCTTCTTCAAGGCTCAGGAGGCCCAATGAAAGTGCAACCGATCTTGAAGTTCGAGGGCGTGCGGATCGAGCTGGATGTGGAGGAGGCCCGGCGGATTGTCGAGACTGGGGGGGGGGAACCGGATCCAGGAAGAGATCGCCACGATCCTGGCGGTGCATCTGGACGGACACCGGCCGGCGCCGGAGGGCATGGCCACGGTCGGTGTCCTGCGCCGGCGGGTACTCGGCGCGGAGCGGATCGAGCGGGCTTTGCCGAAGCCGGCCCCGGAACGGCTGGAGTGCAGCTTGTGCGGCAAGGAGTTCATCCGTCCGGGCTGGCTCAGGCAGCATCGGAAGCATTGTCCGAAGAGGCCGGCCGATGAAGACAAGTGAGCCTAGAGTCAAGCTACGGATCGGCGGACAGCCCAAGAGGATGAACGCCGGCAGGGTGTACTACACGGTGCGCTGGTCGCCGGATCCGTCCTTCCGGGGAGGCGTGGCCCAGTTCGTCGCCGGCGACATGCGGGAGGGGCTGGGCGACGGGATCTGGCCGCTCGGGTTGATTGTGCAGCATTCGATCTCAGGCCACGTATGGGTCGTCTGTCGTGGGCCGCAGGTCGAGCCGCCATGGAATGCACCGGACGATTGGCTGCCCCCGCAGAAGCTGGAGCGGATCGATCCGGCGAGCGTCGATGGACTCCTGCGGCGATCCCGGGTTCCGGCATGATGATGGGCCGGGCCAGCTACAAGTACCGCAACGTCCCGAAGCGCGTCGACGGCATTCTCTTCCAGAGCACGAAGGAGGCCCGGCGCTACACTGAGCTCAAGTCCATGCAGCAGGCGGGAGTCATCCGTGATCTGCAAACGCAGCCGCGGTTCCGGCTGGACGTGAATGGGACGAAGATCTGTGACTACGTGGCCGATTTCCGCTACTTCGACAACGAGCGCGGCCAGGAAGTGATCGAGGACGTGAAGGGCATTCGGACACAACTCTACGTCATCAAGAATCGGCTCATGAAGGCCGTGCATGGGATCGAGATCGAGGAGCCGTGATCTACGCACGCAGGGCACTCTATGGGATGCTGTGGCAGATCCGTCGAGACGATGGCGAGGAGCTGATCCAGGCCTGGGAGCACGCCCGAGCGAAACATGGGGCGGGAGCACTGACCGGGAAAGTCTTTGCTCGGAACTCGGGGCTCGCGGAAGTGCGGCTGGAGCCATCCTTGCCGGCGGGCATGTGGCTATTCGAGCTGAAGGCGCCGGCTTGAACGGCCCGACGTTGCATGAGCTCCTCTCGGCCGAGCAGCTCAGCTTGCTCGGAGCGGAGCTGCAGCGGGTCCTCGAGCACGGCTTCGGCAATGTGACGATCACCGTCCACCGGGGGCATGTCCGATTCGTGGTGGCTGCCTTGTCGCACGAGCTGCTGGATATGGGCTTGCGCCCTGCCCCGGAAGAGGGTAGCATCGACCCGAACTAACCAACTCTACCTTGCCGACGCCCGACAGAGTGTAAAACCACCGGGGCGACAGGCCCAGACCGAAAGGATCTGCGCTGGTCGCTTCGGTGGTTTTGCATGGTCCTAGCTCGCAAGGGGTCTGCTAGCCCTGCTGGTCAGGGCGCTCGCTGTGCTGGTGCTGGCAATCCACAGCGTGCTGCAGGTCGGTCCGCTCACAACCGCCAGCACCCCCCCCACTCCGACTCCGACCGCCGTCCCCCCGATCTACGAGGAGATTGGCCCGGAGCTGGTCGATCAATTCCGCATCGAGAGCGTTTGGAGTTGCGGCGGATCCATGACCCGCTGCCTGCACGCCGAGAGCGACCCGCTCATCCTCACTCGCGTGGCGATGGGAGAGGCCCCGCACAGCCTGAGCGACCGGGTGTTTGTCATGTGGTCGATCCGGCTGCGGGCCGCGCTCGGATTCAAGGAGGCGCTGCCGGGGTATCTCGCGGTCCCCGATCGCTGGGGACCGGAGACCTCGATCGCGGTCGAGGCGCTCTGCAACGGGGGCTGCCAGTACAGCCCGGTTCGGGCGGCCGAGGGCATCTACTTCCCCTGCGAGGAGCTCGACGAGCGGCACGCGCTGCGCTCGATGCTCTGCCCCACCGACGATCAGCTCGGGGACTTTTACCTGACCTGGACCTTCGCGACGGAGATCGCCTTCGCCAACCTGGATCAGTTCCCGACCGACTTGCGGGGCTTCGAGAGCTTCCGCTCCCCGAGTGTGAGCTGGATCAGTCAGATCAATCGGCCCGGCGGGCAGCGCAGCATCCGCTTCTTTCCCAACGGGAACATCTGGCGGGACGAGTTCCCCCAGGACAACGTATTTTGGGACGAGGTCGACATGCTCGGGCTGCAGCTCAGCTTGACCGCGACGGCCGAGCCGTCGGCCACGGCGACCCCGGTCCCGACCTTCCCACCCGCCACGGCGACCTGGACACCCCTGGCACCCCGTGCCTCTGTGGTACCGACGCAACCCGCTCCGGTGGAGGCTCCGAGACCGGGCGTCTCGGCGGGAACGATCCTGGTCCTGACCGGCTTCTCGGTCCTCGCGGTGATGGTGTACACCGTGGCTCACTTTGTGCGAACGAAGAATTGAAACATCTCGTCGGATCACCCGCTGATGCCAAGGAAGGCGAGCCGAGGATGTCTGCAGCCAGGATGCCCGGAGCTCGCGCCGTCCGGCAGCAGTTACTGTCCCAGCCACCAGGCCCAGCAGGATCTGCAATATGACCGGGCTCGGGGATCGCCGGCTGCGCGGGGATATGGCGGCCGATGGCGAAGGCTCAGGGCCGATCACTTGCGGCGTCATCCGAACTGCGTCGACCCCTTCGATGTGCACGAGACGCTGGTGTGGGCTACGACAGCCGACCACGTCCTGCCCAAGCGGCAAGGCGGGACAGATGCTGAAGAAAACCTCAGGTCGTTGTGCGCATCGTGCCATGGACGGATCCATGCTCAACGGAAAGAGCGTTGGGGTGGATAGGCGGTGCGCGATGGGCGCTGGGGATAGGGGCATCTAATCTCTGCCGCCTTTGATCCTGTACCGGGCGCGTGGCCCCACGCTCACGGCCGCGTAATTGTGAATTGATTGCGATGAAATGAAGGATGGTCAACATCGAGTATTCCAGTGCCCCGCTTGTGGTCGGGAGATCCGCGGACGCGGTCCGTTCGATCTCCACCTTCGCGCCAAGCATCCCGCGGAGCATCGCGCGATGAGGGGCAGAAAGCCGAAGCCGACTCGGCTCAAACAGCTCGCCGGAAATCCAGGGAAAAGACCGCTGCCCAAGGCCGAGGCGCGCCTGGCAACCGGTATCCCGGCGGCGCCATCGCACTTGCTTGCGGAGGCCCGGCGGGAATGGCGGCGGATGTCGCAGCTGCTTTACGACGCGGGGCTGCTAACGCATGTGGATCGCGCCGCGTTGGCTGCTTACTGCCAGAGCTGGGCCCGCTGGGTTAAGGCGGAGCGCACGATTACGAAGAAAGGCGAGACCGTCTGGGGAGTGAACGGCACAATGAAGATTTCGCCCTGGATGATGATCGCCAAGCAGGCGAAAGAGGAGATGCGCAAGTTCCTGATCGAGTTCGGCATGACGCCTTCCAGCCGATCCCGGGTACACGCGGCCGACATGGAGCAGATGTCCCTCGCGGACCTGCTATTCGCCCCAGCCCCGGGGGGGAAGCCGAAGCCATGAGCCGAGAGATCCCCTTAACCCAAGGTCTGGTCGCAATCGTGGACGACGAGGATTTCAAGCGGCTGATCCGAAACCGGTGGTTCGCCGGGCGGAAGCGGCGGCAGACCTATGCGGTTCGACAGATCTATCTTGCGGAGAGCAAAACCAATCGGCGGCTCTACATGCATCGAGAGGTTCTCGGAGCGAGGCCCGGAAGTCAAGTTGACCATGCCAACGGGAACGGCCTCGATAATCGGCGTTCGAATCTGCGCTATGCGAATTACAGCCAGCAGAAAGCCAACAGCATGCTCTCCAGTAGCAACACCAGTGGATTCAAGGGTGTGTCACGGGATGGACGCGGCAGGCGAAAAGAATGGCGGGCCCAACTAAGAGTTGGTGGACGTTCCTTGCTCTGCGGATCGTTCCACGAGGCTACGGAGGCCGCCCGCGCCTATGACGAGGCGGCCGTGACGCACTTTGGCGAGTTCGCCCGGACCAACCTGAGCATGGGTCTACTGGGATGACGGCCCTGGCTACGGCGGAACGTCCGAGGAGACGACGTGCACCAGCGCAGCGGCGACAACCGCCGTTCTACTTCGACGAGCCGGCGGCCGAGTTGGCCGTCCGCTTCTTCGAGCGGTTCCTGGTTCACGTCCAAGGAGAGTGGGCCGGGCAGGCCTTCGTGCTGCAGGAGTGGGAGCGAGACGGAATCATCCGGCCTCTTTTCGGATGGAAGCGCGCCGATGGGACGCGGAAGTACCGGCGCGCCTACATCGAGGTGCCCCGCAAACAGGGAAAGTCCACCCTGGCGGCCGGCATTGCACTCTATCTGCTCTATATGGATGAGGAGCCTGGGGCGCAGGTGCTCGGGGCGGCGGCGGATCGGGACCAGGCGGCGGTAGTCTTCGACCTGGCCCGGCGCATGGTCGAGGCCTCGCCTGTACTTCGGCCCCGGTCGGAGACCTACCGTCGTTCGATCACCGTCCCGTCCACGGGCAGCGCGTACCGCGTGCTGAGCGCGGACGTGCAGAAGCATCACGGCTTGAACGCCCACGGAGTCATCTTCGACGAGCTGCACGCGCAGCCCAATCGGGATCTCTGGGATGTGCTGACCACGGCGACCGGCGCCCGCCGGCAGCCGCTCATCGTCGCCATCACTACGGCCGGCTACGATCGGGAGAGCATCTGTTTTGAGGTCCACGAGCACGCCCGGCAGGTGCTCGAGGGCATGCTGGAGGATGAGGAATTTTTCGCGTTCATTCGGGCTGCCGGAGAGAAGGATGATTGGACGGATCCCGCGGTCTGGCGCAAGGCCAATCCTAGTCTCGGCGTGACCATGCGGGAGGACTATCTGGCGGCGGAATGCCGGCGGGCCCAGCTCAGTCCGGCCTACGAGAACACCTTCCGGCGGCTGCATCTCTGTCAGTGGACCAGCCAGGAAAGCCGGTACCTCCCCATGGAGGCCTGGGGCGCCTGCGTCGGGAAGGTGACGGCGGCGGAACCGCCGGCGGATCGCACCGTGTCCGCGGACGCGCCGCCGGCCCGGCCGCCGGTCTGCTACGGAGGCCTGGACCTGGCCTCCTCCTCGGACCTGGCCGCGTTCGTTCTGGACTTCCCTCCGGAGGAGGAAGGCGGCGAGCACCAGTGGCTGCCCACCTTCTGGATCCCGCAGGAGAACCTGATCGAACGGGTGCGGAAGGACCGGGTGCCCTACGACGCCTGGGCCCGGCAGGGCCTGGTCCGGGTGACCGAGGGCAACGTGATTGATTTCCAGCGAGTGATCGCCGACATCATCGCACTGGGGGAACGCTTCAACATCCGGGAGATCAGCTTCGATCGGTGGGGCGCCTTCCAGGTCTCCCAGCAGCTGGCCGATGCCGGGTTCGTGATGGTGGCCTTCGGGCAGGGCTTCGTCTCCATGAGCGCCCCCACCAAGGAGCTGCTGCGGCTCGTGCTGGCCGGCAAGCTTGCCCATGGGGGAAACCCCGTCCTGCGCTGGATGGCCGACAATCTGATGGTCAGCCAGGATGCGGCCGGCAACGTGAAGCCCAACCGGCAGAAGAGCCGGGAGAAGATCGACGGGATCGTCGCCGGGATCATGGCGCTGGACCGCGCCCTGCGCCACGGCCAGGCCGCGTCGGTGTACGAGCAGCGCGGCTTACTGGATCTCTGAGATCGGGGATGGATGGCTACGATGCGCTCGCGCTGTTGGGGTTGGGGATGCTCGGGATGGGGCTGTGGCTGGTCTCGCCGGCGCTGTCGCTGAGCGTCGCCGGCGGGCTGCTCCTGGCCGCCGGCATCCTCGGGTCGATGTGGCGGGCGCGGAGGAAGCGAGGCTGATGGGCGTGCTGCAGCGGATATTCGAGGAACGGTTTCACCCCTCCCAGGATCCGCCGGACTGGGTGTCCAGTCTGTCGGGCTGGGACACGGCCGCCGGCGCCCGGGTCGACCCGCAGCGATCGCTGCAGGTGGTCGCGGTGCTGGCCTGCGTGCGGGTGCTGGCCGAGAGCCTGGCCTCCCTGCCGCTCATTGTCTATCGGCGGCTGCCGCGCGGCAAGGAACGGGCCACCGACCACCATTTGTATGAGCTGCTGCATGACCGGCCGAACGAGGAGATGACTTCCTTCGAGTTTCGGGAGGCCCTCCAGGCCCATCTGGTCACCTGGGGCAATGCCTTCGCCGAGATTGACTTCGACGGCGCGGGGCGGGCCCGGGAGCTGTGGCCGCTGCGGCCGGACCGGATGAAGGTGCGGCGCAACGATCAGAGCCGCCAGCTGGAGTACGTCTACCGACTGCCCAACCGGGTCGGGGGGCTGGAAGTCACCCTGCCGAAGCAACGGGTGCTCCACCTGCGCGGGCTGTCGTTCGACGGCATCGTCGGCTATTCGCCGATCCAGCTGGCCCGCCAGGCCATCGGCCTGTCCATGGCGACCGAAGAGTTCGGGGCGCGCTTCTTCGGGTCGGGCGCCTCGCTCGGCACCGTATTTACCCATCCGCAGAAGCTCTCTCCGGAGGCGTACGCGCGGCTGAAGGCCGACATCGAGGACCGCCATCAGGGGCTTGAAAAGTCGCATCGGATCGCCATTTTGGAAGAGGGGATGAAGCCGGAAAAGATCGGCATCCCGCCCGAGGATGCGCAGTTCCTGGCTACCCGCCAGTTCCAGGTGGTCGAGATCGCCCGGCTTTTCCGGGTGCCGCCGCATAAGATCTCCTCGCTGGAACAAGCCACGTTCAGCAACATTGAGCACCAGGCCATTGAGTTTGTCGTGGACAGCCTCCGGCCCTGGGCGGTGCGCTGGGAGCAGGGCCTGCGGCGGGACATCTTCCTACCGGGCGAGCGGAAGGAGTTCTTTGCCGAGTTCCTGATCGACGGCTTGCTGCGCGGCGATCAAACGAGCCGTTACGCAGCCTACGCGGTCGGCCGGATGTGGGGCTGGCTGTCGGCCGACGACGTGCTGGAGCTCGAGAACCGCAACCCGCTGCCGAACGGCAAGGGCACGTCCTACCTCCTGCCGCTCAACATGATCCCGGTCGGCTCCTCCGCGGGAGACCGAGGCGGCGCGCGGACCGCGGCCGTGCCGGCTCCGGAGTACCCTGCGGGCACGGAGCGGCGCAGTGCGCATCTCCGCCAGCGGGTCATGCACGCCCACCGGCCGATGCTGAGAGACGCCGGCGAGCGGATCATCGAGCGGGAGATCGAGGACCTGCGGCGCGGCGCCCAGCAAGCGCTCGCCGAGCGCAACCTGGAGGATTGGAACGGCTGGCTGGACCGCTATTACCGCCAGGACCTGGTGGAAGCGCAAGAGGAGATGCACGGTCCGATTAGCGTCTACGGGGAGGCAATCCGTGCGGCCGCCGTGGAAGAAGTGGGCGGCTCGGATCCCAACGCCTCCGAGCTGGATCGTTTCATTGCCGAATACGTTGGATCCTTCGCCGTGCGGCATGCCTCGTCCACGGTCGGCCAGATGCGGACCGTCGTCCAGGAAGCCCTCGAGGCCGGGCTGGATCCGCTGTTGGCGCTCGAGGAACGCTTCGGCGAATGGCAGGAGACCCGCCCCGATAAGGTCGCTGACTGGGAGAGCGTGCAGGCCGGCAACGCGGTCGCCCGTTTTGTATTTCTGGCAGCCGGAGTGATCAAGCTGCGCTGGAACGCCCTGGGCAAGAGCTGTCCGTACTGCAGCAAGCTGGACGGCAGGATCGTCGGCAGGGAGACGCCGTTTTTGGCGGCAGGAATTGATTTCCAACCGGAAGGCGCCTCCGAAGCGCTGCGACCGAGTGTTAATGTCTTCCATCCGCCCGGTCACGCCGGATGTGATTGCGTTCTGACACCCGAGTTCTAAGGAGAGGAGCGCACGATGCCCCCGATTCGATCGCATTCCACCCCCACCTCCGAGGATGCCTGGTCGGGACCCGACAACGAGGCCCGGCTCCGGGAGGAGGAGAACGAGTCCTACTACCAGAAAGCCTTTGCCTGGCAGGATCCCGATGGAGATCCGGCCACCAAGGCCGCCTTCACATTCATCCACCATTTCGTCGGCGAGGACGGAGAGATTGGCGCCGCCTCCACCCGGGCGGCGGTTACCGGCATCGCCGTGCTGAACGGCGCCCGCGGCGGGACGACGATCCCCGAAGTGGATCGCCAAGGCGTCTGGGAACACCTGGCCCGCCACCTTCGGGACGCCGACATCGAGCCTCCCGAGCTGCGCTCTCACCCTTTACCCCTGATGGGCGTGGAGCGGCGGTCCTTTCCACTGCGGGAACTGCGGGTGAACGGGACGGGGGGAGAGCGGCGGATCGAGGGATACGCGGCGGTGTTCAACGTTCCCTCGGTGCCCTTCTGGGACTTCACCGAAATCATCCGCCCGGGCGCCTTCACCCAGACCCTCGAGGAAGACGACATCCGGGCGCTCTGGAATCACGAGGATTCCTTCGTGCTGGGCCGCAACCGGGCCGGCACGCTCAAGCTGGAAGAGGATGCGATCGGGCTACGTTTCCGCATCGACCCGCCGCAGGCCCAGTGGGCAAACGATTTCCTGGTCTCGATCGAGCGGGGGGACGTGGACCAGATGTCCTTCCGCTTCCAGGCCCGCGATGACCGATGGACGACTGAGAACGGGCGCCTCCTGCGCGAGCTGCACAATGCGCAGCTGTACGAGGTGTCGCCCGTCACCTTCCCGGCCTACCCCCAGACGAGCGTGCAGGTGCGCGCGGTCCTGGGCATGGAAGTCCGGGACATTGAGCTGGCCCTGGCCCGTCTGGATGTCGGGACGTCGACGGACGCCGACCGCCGGATGCTCCAGGACCTGATGGCAGCGGTGCACGGCAGGCTTGAAACCGGACCGCCCGGGCGCGGGCGGGACGGTGAGGCCGAGCCGGAGGCCTGGCGGGCGCGCCTGGCGTTCCGGGAGCGGCAGGTAATGCAGGAGCTGGCCGAGCACAGCTGAGTGGATCAAACCGTGATCGCAAACAAGAGGAGGTAGTGCAGTGAACATTCGTGAACTGTTGGAGAAACGGGCCGGCGTGATTGCCCAGGCCCGCGAACTCCTGAAGGCGGCGGAGGCCGAAAAGCGCGACCTGACCGCCGAGGAGCAGACGCGCTGGGACAGCGCGATGAACGAGGCCGCCACCATGCGCACCCAGATCGATCGGGAGGAGCGCCAGCAGGCGCTGGAGACGGAGCTCGAAGGCCGTCATACGCCTGGCGAGCCGATCCGGCCGGATCCGGAAGGCCGGTCCGGCGGATCGACCGATCCACGCGAGCGGGAAGAGTACCGCAGCGCCTTCCGTGCCTTCGTGGCGAACGGCGAGCGAGCCCTCAGCGCCGAGATGGTGGCGGAGATCCGTGCCCTGCAGGCGGACGTGGACATCTCCGGCGGCTACCTGCTGGCCCCGATGCAGTTTGTGCGGGACCTGATCCAGGCGGTGGACAACGAGGTCTTCATCCGCCAGTTCGCCACCGTGAACCAGGTGACCGGGGCGCAGTCGCTGGGCGTGCCGTCGCTGGACGCCGACCCGGCGGATGGGGACTGGACCGGCGAGATCAGTGCCGTGAGCGAGGACAGCACGATGGCCATCGGCCGTCGGGAGCTGCACCCTCACCCGCTGTCGAAGCTCATCAAGGTCAGCCGCAAGCTGCTGCGGCTCTCCCCCGACGCGGAGGCCCTGGTGCTCGCGCGCCTGGCCTACAAATTCGGGGTGACCTGGGAGCAAGCCGGCATGACCGGCTCAGGCGCCGGACGGCCGCTGGGCGTCTTCACCGCCTCGGCCCAGGGCATCTCGACGGCCCGGGACATCTCGGACGGCAACACCACCACCAGCATCCAGTTCGACGGGCTGATCAATGCCAAGTACGCCCTGAAGGGGCAGTACTGGCCGAACGCCCGCTGGTTCTTGCACCGCGACGGGGCCAAGCAGACCGCCAAGCTGAAGGACGGCGAGGGGCAATACATCTGGCGCGAGAGCGTCCGGGTGGGCGAGCCCGATCGGTTGCTGGGCCTGCCGGTGCACATGAGCGAATATGCACCGAACACCTTCACGACCGGCCTCTACGTCGGGATCGTCGGCGACTTCCGGTTCTATTGGATCGCCGATAGCCTCGACATGGAGGTGCAGCGTCTGGAGGAGCTGTATGCCGCGACCTCCCAGGTCGGCTTCATCGGCCGCCTGGAGTCGGACGGCATGCCGGTGCTGGAGGAGGCCTTCGCGCGCGTCAAGCTAGCCTAGCGCGCCTCAACCGGGGAGCTGCGAGAGCGGCCGCCGGGGAAAGAGTAGGTAAGGACCATGAACCTGAGCAAGAACGCCAAGATCACGCAGGCGATCACGCCGACCAACGGTGTGGCGGGCACCACCGACATCAATGGCGCCACGCTGGACATGTCCGGCTTCGAGGGTGTGCTGATCGTCGTCACGATGGGCGCCATCACGGCGACCGCCGTGACCAGCATCAAGGCCCAGCAGGGCGCGGACTCCGGTCTCTCGGATGCCGCCGACCTGGCCGGCACCGCCCAGACGATCGCCGACAGCGACGACGACAAGGTGTTCTACATCGACCTGTTCCGTCCGGCAGAGCGCTACGTCCGGGTGGTGGTCGATCGGGGCACTGCGAACGCGGTCGTGGCCTCCGCGGAGTACCTGCAGTATGGACCGCGCGAGGCTCCGATCACTCATGCCACCGGCGTTTCGGGCGAGACGCACGTCAGCCCGGCCGAAGGGACGGCCTGAGACCTTTGATCCTGGGAGCAGGTCTTCGGGCCTGCCCCCAGGGTCCCTGAACTGAGAGGAAAAGGACATGCCTGATTCAAGCTACGAGCCCAAGGTGTACATGAAGCAAGGCGCCGACGAGCAGGTCATCGCCAGCGGCGGGAAGATCACCCAGGAGGCGGGGGGGTCGATGGTGGGCCCCGTCGTTGTGAAGACGGCCAACTACCCGGTCCTCGCGAGCGAGAGCGGCACCGTCTTCATCGCCGATGCCGCCGACCTGGTGTTTACGCTGCCAGCGACGGCGGCGGGGCTGCGCTTCACGTTTGAGAACGCGGCCGTGTCCGCGGGCACGGGACTGAGCGTGAGCCCGGCGGCCGCCGACAACATCAACGAGGGCGTGGACAATAAGGACCTGATCAACAGCGGCGCCACCGATGTGCTGGGCGATTCGGTGACGGTCGTCGGCGACGGGGACAAAGGCTGGTTCACGATCGGCAAGATCGGCACCTGGGCTGCGGAGGCATAACCCATGGCCCCCGCGGTCCGTGACTTCGGCGGGAAGTACCGCCGGCTGACGGAGGCCAGCGCCGCCAACACGGCGCTGTCGGTCTCGACGCCGGCGGACGTGCCGGTGCGGCTGCTCTTTGCAACCGTGCGCTACTCGGCGGCCCCTACCCAGACGGGCATGACGGTGGATCTCGATTCCGGGGTGGCCGCGGCCTACGATACCGTCCTCTTCACCGGGGCGGCCAATGCCCAGAACACGGCCTATCTGCCGGACGGAGAGGTCCGCATCGATGCGACCGACGCCATCAAGGTGACCGCGCCGGCCGGCGGTGCGGCGATCACGTCGCAGATCAGCCTGCACATCGAGCTGCTCTGAGCCATCCGGGCTAGGAGCGGCAGGGCCCGCGCTTCGACGCGGGCAGGAGGCAATGCCATGAAGATCCGCATGATCACGCGCTACGCCGGGCCCCTGGGGAGCTGGGGGCCGGGCGAGGTAGCCGACGTCCCGAGCGCTGAGGCGGAGGGCCTGCTCGCGGCGGGCGCCGCTGTCGCCGTACGCGCCGGCGAAGCCCCGGTCGAGACGGCCCAGGCTCCCGCGGGAGCGGGTCCGGCCGAGACGGCCGAATCCCCGGCTGCCCAGCCGGAAGCCAAACCGCGCAGGAGAGGCAGGAGAGGCAGGAGACCGAAACAGTAGCGTTAGCGCATGCCCAACCTGTACATCACGCCGGCGGAGATCAAGGACTCGATCCCGGATCTCATTCAAGCCGCCACCACGACCTACGACGATGCGCTGCTGCGCTATGCGCACATGCTGAGCCGCTTCGTCGACCAGCACTGCCAGCGGGTCTTCTATCCGACCTCGGCGGTCAAGCAGCTGACCGGCAACGGCCTGAGCGTCCTATGGAGCCGGGATGTGCTCTCGGTCTCGCAGCTGCGTTACAGCGAAGACTACGGGGCGAGCTACACCGCTCTGGCCCAATCGGGCAACTGGCACCTGGCCCGCTCCGGTGACTTCGCCCATCCGGGCTCCTACGACCAGCTGGTGATCGATCCGAACGGCGGGACGCTCGGTGCCTGGCCGGTCGGGATCCTGGCCCTGGAGCTCACCGGAATCTGGGGCTATGCCGACGATCGGGTCGACGCGTGGGAAGATTCGCTCGACGAGGTGGAGGACAACCCGCTGTCGTCTGCCGCCACCGAGGTCACGGTGAACGACGCCGACGGGGCCTCCTCGATGGGCACCGCGCCGCGTTTCATGGCCGGGCAGCTGGTCCGGGCCGGGAGTGAGTATTGGGAGGTTTCAGCGGTCAACACGACCACGAACAAGCTCACCGTCGTGCGGGCCCGCAATGGCACGACCGCCGCCATGCACGTGCAGAATACCCAGATCGACGTCTGGCGGCCGCCGGAGCCGGTGCGGGCCGCGGCGCAGATCACGGTGGTCCGGCACCACATGCGGGCCACCCAGGGTTACGCCGACAGCCGGGCCCAGCCCGACATCGGGCAGCTCTTTTTTCTGAAGAAGATTGACCCGGAGGCCGCGGAGCTGCTGGCCCCCTACCGCCTGATGCATTACGGATGATCCGCTACGAGGTGGTGGTGAAGGGACTCGAGGAGCAGATTGAGCGGTTGGAGCGCCACGACGCGATCGCCCAAAAGCATCTGAGGCGGGCCATGAGCGACTCGGTGAAGGGCATCGCCCGGGTGACCCGCAACCTGGCGCCGGTGGGGCAAAGCGGGCAGGTCCGGGCGGGCGTCGACCACGAGGTCACCGGAGGTCAGGTCGTCGGCGACCTGGTCGGCCGGGTTGTGGACCGCGCCTTCACCGGCCTGTGGGTGGAGTTCGGGACCCGGGCCCACACGCCGCCGGCGGAGCGGATTGCCGAGAACCTGGGCGTGACCCGGGAGCAGGGTTTCCTGATCGCCCGCTCGATCGGGCAGCGGGGTACCCGCGGCCGGCACTTCATGTACCGGGCCTACCGCGCCTCCAAGCGCCTGGTCCTGACCTACTTCGGGGACGCCCTGGAGCGGATCGCCCGCGAACTCGGGGGCCACCATGCCGCTTGATGACTGGATGCCGACCCTCAAGAGTAAGCTGGCGGAGATCACCGAGATCCGAGAGGTGCGCACGTATCTCCAGATGCCGGCAACCATCGGGATTTTCCCCATGCTGATCATTCTGCCGGTCGAAGGCCGGTACGAATACAGCCTGGGCGGTCCGCAGATCGCCCACCACGAGGTGCAGCTCACGCTCTACACCGCCGGGCAATTGCTGCCCGAGGCCTTCGGCCAGGCCGTGCCGCTGATCGAGCTGGTGCGGAACAAGTTGGCGGCCAACATGAGCCTGGGCGGGACGGTCGTGACTATCCTGCCTTCGGAAGCGGCGCCGCACTACGACGGCCCGGGCGGGGTTCGCTATGGGGACCACGTGCACGTCGGAATCATCTTTCGCTACCACGTCAAGGAACGGGAGGCGGGCGCCTACCCGGTGGCCGCCTGAGAGGAGAGCAGGGACATGAGCAAACGCTACCGCTACGTCGGGCAGGACCAGGGCGTGCCCGGGCTGCCGCACGAGCTGGACGACGAGGAGGCCCGCCGCCTGGGCGTGCACGAGCTGCTGCAGCAGGCGCTGGGCGCCAAGGTCTACGAGACCGTATCCGAGAAGGCCAAGGGGAAGACCCCGGGCGAGGAGAGTGACTGATGGGCGAACGCGCATTCAGCAAGCTGCAGTACGGCATCGAGGCCACACCCGGCACATCCGTGGCCGCGACGAAGATCCTGGCCGGGGCGGAAATCCCGCCGGTCAACCCGGACCGGTCGCCGTCCTTCCCGATGGACAGCCTGGGCGTGCGGGCGGCCGGAAGCCGGGTCCGGATCGACCAGCTGCTGGCCACCAACACGCTGCGCATCCCGGATCTGTACTTCCAGCCCCTGCCGGCCATCCTGTCCTGCGCGATCAAGGGCGGGGTGACCCCCACCGAGCAGACTCCCGCCCAGGGCGATTGGCTCTGGGCCTTCACGCCGAGCATGACCGGGGACAACACTCCGAAGTCGATGACCCTGGAGGCCGGTGACGACATCCAGGAGGTCGAATTCGACTACCTGATGTTCGAGCGGATCAAGCTCTCCGGGGTGAACGCCCAGGCGGGCGAGGCAGCGCCGGTGATCCTCGAGGCGGATTGGTTTGCCCGGCAGGGCGCCCCATCGACCTTCACCGGAGCGCTGTCAATCCCCGCCATGACCGATCTCAACGCCAAGCTCAGCCGGATCTACATCGACACCACCTGGGCCGGGCGAGGCACGACCGAGAAGACCTCCATGCTGCGGGCCTGGGAGCTGGAGATCCTGACCGGGCTTCATCCCAAGTTCCTGGGATCGGCCGACAAGTATTTCACGACCCATGGCCAGGACATCCTGGCGGCGATGCTGACCCTGACCTGGGAGCGCAATGCAGCGGCCGATGCCGAGTGGGATGCCTACCGGGCCGGCACGAAGCGGGTCGTCCGCATCAAGCTTGATTCGGGCGTGCAGATCGGGACCGGGCTGACCCACAGCCTGACGATCGATGTCTGGGGCGCCTACGAGAACGTGATTCCGCTGGCCGAGAACGACCGGGGCAACAATGTCGACACTGCGCTCTTCCACGGTCTATACGATCCGACCGGGGCGCAGATCTTTGATGTGCGGGTGAGCACCAACTTGGCGGCGCTCTAGGCCCGGCCATGATCATCGAGATCCGGAAGGTCGTCCGGCCGCTCCCGCTGTCCGAGTTCGCGCCGGAGTACGGGGAGGACACCGTCTCCATCTGGGTCAATCCCCACCGGGAGTCCCTGACCCGCTACGAGCTGGTCCGCAAGAAGGCGGAGGAGCTTAAGAACCGTCTCATTGCTCTGAGCGAGCAGAAGAATCCGGACAAGGGCGAAGCCCAGGCGATCGGCACGGAGCTGACCCAGGTCAATGATCTGCTCTACGCCTGGTACGCCGAGATCTGGAGCCAGTCTCCGGATGCGGCCAAGCACGTGACCGGTGACCAGGTGCGGGAGCTCGCCGAGCGGGCCGAGCGGGAGGACCCCGCGCTGTGGTTCTTCCTGATTTCTGGCACCTGGCGGCTGATCAACGAACACCTGTCGACCACAAAAAAAGGATGAGCGATGAGCTGCTGGCCCTCTCCCGCGGCCAGGGGACGGCCTGGACACCCCTGCAGGACTTGCTCCTGGCCCGCAAGGTCAACACCGCGCTGGGCGGTGCGCTCGTCGGACCCTGGGACATCGGGAGCCTCGATGAGGCCACCCTCGAAGTCATCGCCGCCTACGTGGATGAACTTCCCGGGCTGGCCGCAGGCCGCGAAAAGATCGAGAGTGCCCTCGCCCGTTGGCGGGCGGATCATCCGAGCTACGGAAAGCATCGCAGGAGCCTGAGGCACTAGGATGGCTGAGCGTTCGGTTCTCGATCTCACGCTGCGCACGAAGAAGACCGGATCCGGCGGCAAGGAGGCCGAGGCGGAGCTGCGGGGATTCGAGCGCGCCGTGAAATCCGCCGCAACCGCCGCAAAGGGCCTTGGGATCGCCGGCGGCGCGGTCATCGCTGTGATCGCCGGCACCGCAAAAATCGTCGACTCGGCCATCGGGCCCCTTCTGAATTACGGCAGGAGGGTGCGGGAACTCGGTGGAGCACTCGGCCTCTCTGCGGAGGAAACCTCGCGCCTCATCCAGGTGGGGGACGATTTCAAGATCTCCGCCGACGAGATTGGCCTCGCTTTGGAGATGGCGACGAAGAAGGGCTTCGTCCCCTCGGTGGAGAAGCTGGCCCAATTGGCGGACGAGCTAGAAGGCATCGGGTCACCCACCGAGCGGGCCGCGAAGCTTGCCGAGATCTTCGGACGCAACTGGGCTGTGCTTCTTCCAATGCTGTCGGCGGGTGGGGATGCGATCCGGGACAATGCGGCAGCGATCCCCGAGAGCCTGATCCTCACCGAGGAAGCGGTCGCCAAGACCCGGGAATGGGAGATCGCTCTCGATCAGTGGCAGGACCGCCTCGAGGCGGGCAAGATCGCGATCGGTTCGTTCCTGGTTGAGGGGTTGCTGCCGTGGTTTGACGTGGCAGAGGGAATGCGCGCGCTGCTGAACGAGATCGGCGTGCGGGAGGTCGAGTGGTTGGCGGGCCTGTCGATCGTCCCGGAGAAGACCAGGAATTGGATGCTGGCCCAACTGGAGCTCAATGCGGCCCTCAAGGTCACGACCGCTCGCCAGGAGGCCTCCGCCGCGGTGACCGCGGCGTGGGACGCAAACGTCGCCGAGCTGACGGTGAAGCTGGCGGAGATGAGCGAGATCTCGCCGACCCTGGCGGTCAAGATGAAACTCGAGACCGCGAACGTCTTCGACCAGGTGGCGGAGCAGCTCAGGATGCTCGAGCGCGGCGCCGGCGAGCTGGCCCTGGTCGCTCAGCTCCTGCCCGAGGTCGATTGGGGGCTGGTGGATCCGGTGCTGCGGGACATGATCCTGGGGCGGGGCGAAGCGCTCTCCATGCTGGTCCAGGCCGACATCGAGGGTATGACCCCGGAGCAGCAGGAGCAGCTCAAGGCCGAGATCACCGAGGCGACCGAGATTGATCCTGCGCTCGTCGAGATCATGTGGCGCGACTTCCAGGCGCGCGGCGAGGTGGCGGTCGCGGAGTGGACGACGAGCACGCTGGCCCATCTGCGGGGTTCCGTCTCGCCGGCCATGCAAGCGGCGGT